TGCGCCTGCTGAATCTGCGGATTGTAACCGCTATAGTACGGATTTGTGTTATAACCAAAGTTGTACGCCATATATCCTCCATACAAAAATCTCTCTGTTACTGATACCATTGTACCATCGCAGAGAGATTTTTTCTTTCAAGAGATTTTCAGTTTATTTGCAATACTTTTGCATTTAACTTGCTTACAACTTGCCGGACTTATGTAAGATGTATACGAGCTTCGCAAGAGCCGCCTTGTGCCATTTTGAGACGGTGGTATACTCGCGCCCTACCGCTTCGCACACGTCCTCCAGACAGCCGTTGTCAACGTACAGTATCTTAAGCAACCGCTTGTATTCCGTCTTGAGATTGCATCGGTCAATAGCGTCCGCAATGTCCTGAGTATCGCCGACACTATGCACCGCTTGTCTGCGCTTCGCATGGTCGGTCAACCTTATCCCTCCTTGCTGTCCTCCTTTTCGGCAGTGTCGATAATGCCTTTGATTCCCTCCGCGTCAATTCGCGCCGCGTCAACCTTGCTCTCGCCGTAGATGTAGCCGATGATTGAGGATATCGCCGTAATTGCGCCCGCAACCTTTCCGGCAATCTCGCCGTAGTCGCTCTCACCAACGCCAAACGACATTGCAACGCCGATAATGATACCGATTACTGTCACCCACAGCTTTCTTGAGGTCAGTTTCTGCTTCCAGTTGATTTTGTTGTCCATATTATTCTCCTTTTTCATCTTCATAAGTTATTTCTTCCTCTCCGTAATCGGAGTGATATTCCTGCTTGATTTTTTCACGGTTTTCCATCGCCGACTTGATGAGATAGCCCACCACTCCGCAGCCCATGGGAGCGCCGATGTATGTCAGCAGTCCGTCAAGAGACGCCATGTCGGGAGCGATTATCAGCTGGACCACAAGATATAACATACCGAAAATCGCACCCGCAAACCACAGCTTCACAATTGCCGATAGCGTTCTCTTTGAGTATTCAACGTCCTTCTTTTTCATAAATTTTAGTTTGAGTTTAGTTTTATCAGAATGCGGCGTAATACCCCTTGCTTTAGCTATGGGGATATAAGCCGCTCCCCTTTCGTTTAAATTTTGCATATTTTTTGTTAAACCTATCGCATTAGATTTGAATGTGTAGTATAATGTGTACATGGAATACAAATCAAATAATAATGTCGTATACTCATGTAAATACCACGTTGTCTGGTGTCCCAAGTATCGGCGTAAAGTTCTCGTTGGCGATATAGCGGAGCGTTTAAAGGAGCTCATCGCACAGAAAGCCGCCGAGATTAACGCCGAAGTAATTGAAATGGAAGTCATGCCGGACCATGTACATCTTTTGATCGAAGTTGACCCGCAGTACGGTATCAACCGCGCCGTAAGACATATCAAGGGGGCTTCTTCACACGCTTTGCGGTCTGAATTTCTATCATTGAAATCGCGTCTCCCTACACTCTGGACTAATTCGTATTTTGTTTCCACCGTAGGCGGCGCACCGCTTGAAATAATCAAACAGTACATCGAAAATCAAGAAGTGTATAAGCGAAGCAAATAATATGGAATACTCATACAAATTTCGGATATACCCGAATGAAGAACAAATAAACCAAATACAGCGTACTTTCGGTTGCTGCCGTTTTGCATACAATCACTATCTTGATAAGCGTATCAAAGCCTATGAAAAATCAAAGGAAACTTTGAATTACTACGCTTGTGCCAACGACCTTACAAAACTAAAAAGTGAGCTTGAATGGCTTAAAGAAGTAGATTCTACGGCACTTCAATCATCGTTGCGTGACCTCGATACAGCATATCAGAACTTCTTTCGAGGTATGAAGTTGGGGAAATCATCCGGATATCCGAAATTCAAGAGCAAGCATAACCGAAACAGAAGCTACAAAAGCAAGCTTGTCGGAACGAATATCGCTGTAACTGATAACGCTGTAAAGCTCCCGAAACTCGGCTATGTCAACTGCCGTGTATCGAAAGAAGTCAAGGGACGCATACTATCGGCTACCGTATCACAGCGTCCGTCCGGCAAATACTACGTTGCGATCTGCTGTACCGATGTGGAAATAGACAAGCTCCCGACCACCGGTAAAGCCGTAGGTCTTGACGTAGGCTTAAAGAATTTTGCCATATCGTCCGACGGTACGGAATACCCGAACCCGAAGCACTACTGCAAAGCCGAAAAGCGTCTTGCTCGTTTACAGCGGCAATTGTCCCGAAAATCAAAGGACAGTCACCGCCACGAAAAAGCGAGAATCGCAGTGGCTAAGTTGCATGAACACGTTGCCGCACAGCGTACCGATATGCTTCACAAGCTTTCAACCGATCTGATACGGCAGTATGATGTGATCTGCATCGAAGATTTGGCGGTCAAGAATCTTGAAAAGAACCATCACCTTGCGAAATCCATAGCAGATACGAGTTGGGGCGAATTTCGCCGAATGCTCGAATATAAAGCGCAGTGGTACGGAAAGGTAATATCGACCGTAGACCGCTTCTATCCGTCAAGTCAGCTGTGTTCGTCCTGTGGTGCGCAGTGGAGCGGTACAAAGGACTTAGCCGTCCGCGAATGGACTTGTCCCGTATGCGGTGTTGTACACGACCGTGATGTGAACGCCGCTAAAAATATACTCAGCGAAGGGCTGCGCATATTAGCATAGCCACACAGTAGGGTGGGACACACCCGAATTCACGCTCGGGGAGACCGTGTCAGACTTGCTCTTGCAAGCAGTGGTCGTTGAGCCGAGAATCCCCCGACTTCAGCCGTGGGGAGTTGTCAATTTAGTTTGAGTTTAGTTTTAAACAAGACTTAATTTAGTTTTAAACAGTCAGTAATGCGTCGCCAATGCGTTAAAATGCGATAATGTTGTTAACCGCACGACTGCCGCCCGTTGACCGTCTCTTGATTCCCTCGACACGGATGTACGAGCCGCCGCCGTCAAGAGCAATAACGTCCTCAAAGCCTTCGCCTTGTATCTTCTTCCATACCTCTCCGGACTTGATGTAGTTTGCCGAGGTGGTCTTGAGAGTGAGTACCCATATCTCGCCGCCCCTGATTCCGAGCATGTTTCTCGACGTGCCGTAGGTGGTAGAGCTGTCCCAGCCCTCCGCATTGACGCAGGTCATATCGACAGGCTTTTTGTCGACTACAACAGGTACTCCGCTGACAGCGTACTTGATTCCCGACGGGATTTTGTCAACACGCTCAATTGTCGGCTTGCCGGAGTACGGTACAAGCAGTGTTGACACCTTTTTGCCCGCAAACTGCTTCGTCGCGTTGTCGGCGATACTGTAGACAAGATGGTTGCCGTAGACGTGTTCAAAGAGATTTCCTTTTGCCGCCGCCGGAATGTCCTTGATATCGCAGGCAAGGTTAGCGACAGGGAGCGTGTACACCTCGCCGTCCTCCGAGCGGTAATTTGCGAAGAAGCCGCCGTTGATGTATCTCTTCACACCGCCCTTGCGCTTGTCCGCGTCGTGGTAGATTATAGCAAAGTTTTTAGCACGGGTGTATGTGACGCCGTCCTTGTCGTAGCTGTCCTTGATGTTGGTATTGCCCTTTTTGCCGGACACATCGAGACTGATGTTTGTGTTCACGTTTTTTTCTCCTTTTGATGTGGATTTGATGTCGTACTGTCCCCACTCATTAGGTATGCCGAGATACGGCGTCGGGTCTACGGATTCACCGTTTTTGCGGACCTCAAAATGACAATGTGAGCCGAAGGAGTAGCCGGTGTTGCCCTCGATTCCGACTACGTCCCCCGCCTTGACCTTTTGCCCGACTTTGACCTTTCGCGCCGCCATGTGACACATGAAAATTTTTAAGCCATCGGCCGTGTCAATGCGAATGTAGTTGCCCCACTGCCATGTGAGATTGCTCTTGTCCGTGATGATTGTCGACGAGCCGATAACTCCGTCACAAGGCGCAACAAGCGTTTTGTCCGTGCCGCTGAGGTCTACGCCCTTGTGATAGTCGCGCTGTCCGTTGAGCGTTCGCCAGCCAAAGTGCGATGTGAGCGTGACCTTGCCGCTCTTGTAAGGCAGATTCATTTTCATTCCGCGTTACCTCCGTTGTGCGGCGGTTCCGTCGGCAGTGCCATTACTGAATTGTATAGTCCTGTAGCTACGTCATTGCCGCCGAGGTTGTGATACGCCACGTATGCTTTCTTGAGAGCTTCCTTAGCGTAGATAGGGCAGCAGCCTTTGTCAATATACTTGTCATGGTTACGGATGATTTCAGCGCGGAGCAGACACTGTACACCGCTCTCAAGTGCACTGTCACGCTTCTTGCGGAGCTTGATATATGTAACCGCCCATGTCAGCACACCACCGCACACAGCAGGGATGAGCCACTTTAAAATTATCATTACGACCTCTTTCATATTTCGATAACCTCCACATAGATTCCGACCAGCTCGCTCAGTTTGTTGTACACAGGATTTCCCGTGTCTCTGTTGCAAAGGTACGTCACACCGTCCTCGATGTAGTACTTGCCATTGTAAAGCGTCATATTGCCGCTGTACGGTATTGGGTCATACTGTGTACCGTCGTGAATTTCATCAATACGGGTGTAAAGACTCTCTGTGCCCTCGCCGGGCGGATAATGTGCCTGTATCGTCAATTCCGGTTGGATAGTCTTGTACAGGTCTGCGTTCTCGCTGCCGTCCGCTCGGAATTTCGTGCCCTGCTTGACTGTCTGCCCTACCAATTCCGCAAAGGTCGGATAATACCGGCGCATCCGCAAAGCGGTCTGGTCGTCTACTGTGATGCTGTTGATCTGCTGCTTGATGAGCAGGACGGTGACTTCCTCGGCGGTCAGCGGGCGGGTGCGCTCAATTTTTTCCGCTTTCTGTGCTTCTGCCTGCATTGCATAAATTTCTTCTGCGCTCATATTGGATAGCGTCCTGATTACAACGTTACTCATAATATTCACCCCACAGTACAACCTTTGTTCCAACGTTAAGGTACGCCCCTTTTACAATGATGTTCGCAGTTTTTCCAGTTCTGGGGGCATTGTCAAAGTCACCTGACATCAGAGTGCCATACATTGCCGTTGAGCCGCCAAACAGGGAGGTATAGTATGCTTTGAATGCGTTAACAGCAATATCCACTTTAAACCCCCGCTTAAATACGGACAAATCATCAGACCATTCCGCACCAATCATTCTGGTTTGCCATGTTGCTATGGAAGTATCTGTAAGCGCAACTTTTCGTGCATTAAAGCCAAAATCAGTCGTGTCGATTAAAAGTGCGATATTGCTTGCAACGGCGTTTCCATCAGAATCTGCGGTCAAGGCAACCCCAGCCAAACCACAGTGGATAATTGCGGTTAAATTGTGAAAATCGTGTTCCAGGGTAACGCTTAACGATGCAGTAAGTTCAGTGATTTCCTGATTTATCAGGATTTGCGATTTTGCTTTTCCAGAGCCGCCAGAACTACCTCCGCCGCTGGGGATTTCCACCGTCAGGGACTCGGAGCCGTCATAGCTGCCGGTCACGGCTCCTGTAAAAGTCAGAGCGTTTGGGTTTGCAAGCTTTGCTGTCACCGCTTCCCACTCCGTCGGCTTGCCTGACGTGTCGACAGACTTTACTTTGATAATCTGCCCGACTTCGGCTGACGTTGGAGCGGTTATCTTTTCGGCGAGTGCCGCCGTCACGACCTTGTTCTGCACGGGATTTTCCGAGGTTGACGAGAGCGCGTCGTCGACGGTTATTGAGCTGCCGCCCGTCGGTTTGGTTCTAAGTTTGCCATCCGTCCCGATTCTCACGACCTGCGTGTCCTCTGCCGTAGCCGCGTCCGCCTTGATTCCGCCGAGAGCATCAGCCGTAGCCTGCGGGAGCGTGTACGTCGGCTTGTCCTGCGGGACTACGATTCCGTCTTCCCCAATGCCGAGGATTTTTCCCGCGTTGGCTGTGCCTTGATTTTTGTCGAGTTTTGTGCCGAGTGCTTGAGCAATTTCTTGTAAATTTTCTTCATAATTTTCAGCCGGTACATAGTTTTGGAGCGCATCTCCGACGGCTTTTGCGTCAGCTGCGTAGCCTTTATATTTCAGCTGGTTATCGAGACTTATCGCTTTTATTCCGTAGAGCGAGCTTTCTTCAACAACCGCCTTGTTTTTCTCCATTTTATAGACGATAACCCCAACGGATTTATTAGCCGCATCGTATATATAGCCGGAGAAATACACGATTCCGTCCTCGTCGATGTTTGTCAGCGGATAGTCGCGGTTGTAGAGCCTGAGCAAAATCTCCGTACCCGCTTTGTATTCAGCGATAAATTTGTCAATCGCAGCATTTTGGTCGTCGACGTTGTAATATACCATCGTTGAGCCGCCACTGCTTCGCCTTGCTTCAACGACAATTCTCTTTTTGTCCGCGTCTATGTTGCTTCTCGCCTGTGCCTTCTGCTCGTCCGTCAACGTTTGCTCCACGTACTGCACCGCGTTAGCCGAGCCGCCACTGCCCCCCTGCGCGGACAGCACGCCGTTTTCGTCAACCTCCAGCCCGCTGCCGAGCGTGGAAAACGGCTTGTTCTGTACGCTGTCCCATGTGGGGGCAGTGAGGTTATTGAGCATTGCTATAATCTGCTCGTATACGTCGGGTGTCGGGTCGGGGATGGGCTGACCGAGCAAGTCTGCAATACTGTCTCGGACTTTGAGACAACACGGACAAGTGGTTTTGAGCACACTCGGTTTTTCAATCGACCCTGCCTGCACACCGACAAATATACGCCTGTGTTCGCCGTCAAGCATAGGCACACCGCATGAGTTGCCGCTCATCACAACCGCCTGATAGCTGCCGTCCTCGCAGACAAAGTAAACGGTCTTGACCTTGTCCTGCCACTCTTCGTCAAACTCAAACTCCGCGACATAGTCCGAGTTGTGAGATATAACGTCCTCACCAGCCGTGATTGTCGGTACTCTGTCACGCACCGTGATGTGGATTGTTGTTAGCATTCATTTTCACCTCCTTCAGATTTTGCAAATAACAATATACGTTCCTCTCGCTTTGGCGATGTATACCTTATCTCCCGCCGCAAAGGTCACGCTTTTGTTGTAAGGGTACTTTTTCGTTGATGCAGTCGTCTGCCCGGGGAATATCAGCGTAATGCCCCCCGTAGATACCGCTCCAACCGTCGCGATCTGGTGAGCCGGTACACCCTCAGCCTCCGCCTCATATTCCCTCTCTTTTTGATAGTCTATCAAAGTATAATCCTCCTTGCCTTGTGTTCCATCGTGCCGCCCGCGGATATCGGTATTCTCCATTCCGTCTCCGTGTAGATTCCAACCATGTCCCCCAGCTCAAGCGCGACTACGTCAAAAGACTCATGCTCCGGCACGATTGCCGTCCGAAAGACAACAGCCTCCGTCGTTTGGAGCGACTGATATTTGAGTTTGTCTGCGTAAGCCTGCAGCGCCACTTGTGACGGTATATTGTCGACGTCCTCCGTGTAGAGGATTCGCCCCATCTTGCTCACGGAGTACGGCGAGTCCGCGCTGTCGTTGATTGACGTTGCTACCATCGGACTGTCAAGCTCGGGATTCTCGCAGGTCACGCGGAAGACGTTGCATTTTGAAAACCTGTCGCGCGTTATCTCATAATAGTCCTCGATAAGACTGTACTCACCGGAGTTGTATATGTGGTCTACCGTTGATATGTTCGGCTGCTCGTATTTTGTGAGCCGCACCGCGCCGGAGAGATCCACCCACGCGGAGTTGTATGATATCTCGGCGAGCAGCTGATTCACAATATCAAGCACCGACGTTCCCACCTCCCAGTCCTGCCGGTCAGTCGCAAAGGTGTAGCTCGTGCTCTCCGCGTCAATGTTTGTCAGTCCGCAAGTCGTCAGCAGATTGACAATCGCCGTAATGTAGTTTGTCCCCGCGGCAATGTACAGCGGAGTTTCGATTTTTTTGCGCTCCGCTAAGTAGAGCATGGAGTACCCCTCGAGTGTATATCCCTCCACCCCGTCGCTCCGCGTCTTTGTCTCCGTCGTAATTACAAACACCCCGCACGGATAGTCAACATCGTTAATCGTTATTATAGGTCTGAGCCTGTCCGTCAAAAAATCAATCTCGTCTGAGTAGTCCGCAAAGTTGCCGCGGATAGTCATTTTGAGCGCGGAGTCCGCAGTGTTCGCAATCTCGACGGACGAGTCCATGTCGTGGAGCGTCGCAAAAACCGCATTGTTGCGCAACACCTCAAACCGCGCCGCAAACGTGTTGTGGTGCCCGTGTATCATATAGTCACCTCCTCGTTGTAGTCAACCTCCGTAATGGTGAGCTGAGCCGAGTAGATCCGTGCATATACCGCTATTCTCACGTCGTCGACCACGCCAATTAATACCCCGCCGCGAGTGTCCTTGTAAATCATCGTCCGCCCGACAGTGTTGTTCAGCCGGAGAGCTTCGTCACGAGTTTTAAACGCATACTCCGCCGACATCTGCCGCGTCACATAGCCGGAGTTGTACGCAATCGGCTTAGTCCGTCCCGCATAATGCTTGTATGCAACCTGTCCCGACCTAGAGTAGTTGCGCACCCGCTGAGACAGGCTGTACCGCAGCGGTATCCACACCGCATTGTCCGCGTCATACAAACAGTCGTTTTGCGGAGTCGCGTCAACCACTACTGTTGCAGACTGCGCATAATATCCCGTTGTTTTCACCGCGCGTACAAAATATTTCGTCTCGCCATTTGCCCCTACATCGGTGTAGGTTTTTGCCGTGCCCGCATATACCGCCATGCCGTCACGATATACGATGTATTTAGCCGATGTTCCCGCGTCCGCCCACGATAGAGCGACAGCGTGAGTCGTTACAGTTGCAGTAAGCGTGACCGCCGCCGACTGAGCCGAGTTTGTTATCTGCACATACTTGATGTCCGTCCAGTCGCTCCATTTGCCGTTTGACGCCTGAGTACGCACCTGCACCGGATATAACCCGTCCGCATATATCTTCGGCACCTTGTGAGATTTTGCCGTCGAGTAAACCGCACCCGAGTCGTAGTCGGCAAATCGTACCTGATACGCCACCAGCGCCGAGCTTGTCCAGCCGATAGTAGGCTGCGGCTTGCCGTCGCAAGTTACTGTCGACGTACCTGCCTGTATTTTGCAAACAAAAGTCTCCTCACCGTAATAGTCAATCGTGTACTCGCCCGAGAGACTGTACGCCGCATATGCCCTGACTCGCCATCTTATTATTCCCTCTGGCAATAAGCCTCCCGACACATTATATGTATAATCGCCGCCCGAGCCGTTGACAGCCGCCTGTTTGATAATCGATACCCACGACTCGCCACCGTTTGTTGAGTAGTCAATATCAAAATTTGTCGGATAATCGCCAATCGCCAGCCCGTCAACCGCCGAAACGTGCCAGCTTAGCGGAATCACATCATTCCCCAGCTTTATCTCTCCTCCGCTCGGGGATAACGTGTCGCAAACAGGGAATTTGAGAGTCAGCACCATTTTGGCGTAGTTGCTCCAATATCCCTCTGCCGATTTTGCTCTCAGCCGCACATTAATGTCCTCGCTCGCAGAGGATATCGCTGGATATTTGTTTTTATTCATGGACGCCGCCCGCAAACCAGAAATAGCCGAAAAAGTTGAATCATAAGTAAAGTTATTTTTCCACTCCCCATTGTCTTCAACATCGCATTCGACTCCACCTTGCGCCGAGTTTTGCGACTGCGAGTATGTCCAGCCAATGTTATAGGCGTCTCCAATCATCGCAGAGCCGGATTCACTGGTCAACGTAATATCTGGCGTCTTAGTTATTATTTCAGCTTGCAACGTCCAAATACTGGCACTTACCCCAAATTTTTCGTCAACGCTTGGAGCTCCCCCGACTGCCACTCCGACGCCGTAAAACATTGCATTGTATATTTCCGTTTGGTCGGTTAAAACTATGGTTCCCGTTACACTATTTTTTGCCGTAATGCTTTTTTTCACAATTAAATCAGTCGATTTCTCGTATTGTTCTTTTGCGCTGCCAATGTCCGGGAACCCTTTTAAAAGTCCTATATCCAAATATATGCCCGTCGCGCTTGCTGTGATCTCATAGCTTATGGTTATTTTGTATACATTCCCAGAATCCGGAAGCCCCAGCTTGTCGCTAAGAATCGATGCCATTACATTTGTTAAACTTATCGTGTTGATGTTTTTTTGGTATTTTGCATTACTTTTGTCTTTCTCTACCCAATAGTCCGTCGTACCGTTTATCGTGGCTTTGGTTATACATCTGCTTTTTAGCAGATAATTACCAGCAATAGTAGCCATCGCCGTCACCCCCTGACATAGCCTGAGCGTACCGCCTGCCGCTGAGCCTGCGCAAGTCTCACGATGTCGTTAAACTCCCGCACATCCGCCGCACGTATCTCCACATTGTAATAGTTCGACACATTCCCTCCCGACTCAATACGCGGAGTCACGCCGCTCGGATATACCTCCGACCCTCTCGGCAGCCGCACAATTTCCGGTCCTTTCTCACCGACAACCGACCATCCCCCCGGAGCAAACTGCGTACCGGTTGCATAACCAAACATTCCCTTAAAATTTGACCACGCATAGCTTAGCGAGTCTTTTATTCCGCTTCCGTTGAGTCCGACTAAACTAATGAGCGCCGCGCCGAGTCCGTTCTTTACGTTTTCCCATCGCGTTTTAAAGTTGTCCATCGTCCTGTTTACCTCATCCATAGAGTTCACAAGGCTTTCGCTGAGTATTTTTCCTGTTTTTTCCGCCTCCTCGCCGTATTCTTTGAGATATCGTCCGCCTCCCTCAACAATCGGATTGACCTTTGACGCCGCCTCACCAAAGATAGCCTGCATCTTCGCCATTCTCTCCGTTTTGTTTGTAGTCTGTGAGTATACGTCAATGAGGTCGTAAAAAATCTCGTCAACCCCGCGGAGATTTCCCTGTGCATCGTATAGCGCAACACCGTATTCGTTCCAAGCGTTCATTGCCTCGGCTACAGCTTCCCGCTCATCCTCCGACGCATATTTCAAATCCTCCATGTGTCCGGCGTATTTCCCGATAACCTCGTTTGTCTCCTTGATTTTGGAGTAGAGCGGATTAATAATTTCCGTCATAGACTCCATAGATCCGCCCGCCTTGCCTATCGCATATTCGAGTTTTTGGTAAGACGTAGTGTCAAGTCCGAGGAGCTGCGCTTCTTCCTTCATGTCGCTAAAGCTTTCGGTTGTTGAGTCCGCGACTTTCAAAAACTTTTTAAAAGCCTCGATACCCATAGCCACAGGACCAGCCACAGCTCCAATGCTCGACGATATACCACCCATCTTGCCGAGTATGTTGTCAAGTCCGCCCGGTATCTCAATGCCGACTTTGTCCGTCAAACCTTTCACACTCGACAAAATCCCATCAAGTCCGCTGTTGCTGTCTTTGCTGAGTTCCCTGACCTTCTTGCGGTTTTCGTCAGCCGCCGCCGTCATGTCGTTAAGCGATTCCGTAGCTTCCTCGAGTTGCTTCCGATAGTCCTTTGTTTTCTCCGAGCCTGTGCCGTAAGCCTTTTCCGCCTTTTTGAGATCCTCCGTCAATCCGTCAACGTTTTTCTGTTGCTTTTTTATCGCCGCTCCCAGCTCCTCATAAGTCTTGTTGAGCGCGGCAATATCCTTTTTATTCTGCCCAAAAGCTCGCCCGCCGTTTTCTACGGATTCCGCAATCTCATCCATCTGACGGTCAGCCTCAGCCACAACCTCCGCAAATCGGGCAGTGTCCGCCTCAATATCACCCTGCGCCGCCGCCATGTCCCTCATAGCAGTCTCCGCGTCGGATATAGCAGCAGTCGTGTCCTTGTATTTCGTCTGCAATTTAGCAAGCGCCGTCTCGCTCTCGTTGTAGGATATAACCAGGTTTTTCACACGCGCATCCTGCTCACCGTATACCGCCGCCGTCTTGCTGATCTGCTCCGCAATCTGCCGCGATTTTTCGGTCTGAAGTTCCATCGCCCCCGAGAGCGACGCCTGCTGCTCTTTGAGGTTTTCCATCGGATTTTCCGTTATCTTGTATTGCTCGGCAAGCAGACTAAGCTCCGAACGGTTGACCTTGAGCACGGAGTTGATGTTGTTTATCGCCGCTTTAAATTCTTTCTCACCCTCGACGTATAATTTAAATTTCGCTCCGTCCGCCAAAACCGAACCCCCTCTCAGTCAAAAATATCATCATTTCCCTTGTCCTCCCGCGCCTCGCTTATCATGTCCGCATAGTCAATGTACTCGTCAATGATAGCCCCCGCGCGTCTCAATCCTGCCTCCGTGTGTGTGTATCCTAAGTTTTTCACCGCTAAAATGCGAAGGCGCGAAGCCGTCAAACGCTCACCCTCGTCAACCGTCTCGTTACCGTCACGGTCAAATACTATAGGTTCCCAACGTTCGCCACCTCCGCGCCGTCTCAGTTTTTTGCTTTCATGCAGTCCGCAAGCTCAGCGACAATCGTATCGCACATAGCAGTGTACTCGGGATAAGTCAGCCGCGCACCGATGTAGTCGGGAGTTATTGTGTCCCTCTCACCGACATAGTATCTGTGCTCGTTAATCATCCAGGCCGCAATATCCTTGACGCCCGCAATGCCGCTCTCAAACAGCTTTTCCGGCGAGCCGTATTTGCCCTCGATTTTCTCAATCACATTAATGTCACAGCGGAGAGCGTATTCAACTCCATCTAATTTGATTACGTTCATCCCGTCCTCCTATCAAGCCGCGCCTGAGAGCATCGACGACGTAGCTACAATTTTTTCATCAAGCAGAGCCGCCGCCGCATCGGGAGTGTCCACCCACTTAGACTTGTACCTCCACTCGTCACGCTGGTTTTTGGATACCCTGCCCGTGAGCGAGGACGTACCGTAAGTGATGGTCTGTCCCTTAGTCGCAAAATTGTCCGCGGGTATGCCAAACTTAACGCGCAGATAAATTACCGCACGATACTGCTTGACTCCCGACTTGACGCGCCCGATAACTCCGCCGACACGTACATATGATGCAACGTCCGTCGACTTGCTGAGCACATCTCCGTCTGTTCCCACACTCGCGCCGAGCAAATCCTTTTCCACCGCGTCGTCAAGGTCGTCAACCTCAAGCGTCATGTCTCCGTCAACAAACTCTGTGTCATATTCAGCAAGTCCATCGTCGGCGTATAACTCAGCGTCGGAGGTGTTGATGGTCGTATTCATATTGATTCCTTTTCCGAGTACCTTTACCGTGGTTCCGAGCGTCTCGGTCTCAACTCCCGCAGGCGAGGTTGAGACAGTCACAGTAACGTATTTCGGCGACCTAAAGCTAACCTTTGCCATAGTATTACCTCATTTCTTTTTTAATTCCGCCAGCCGCTCTTCAGCGTATTTTTCCATCGCCGTGAGCGCTTTGCCCCTGACCGCACGGACAGCGTTTGACGCAAAGTGTGTCGGCTCTCGCCAGTATTGCCCTCTCAGCTCCCGAGCGGTTTTCTTCTTCCTTTTTCCCGTGGACGTGTCAATCTCAAATCGACCGCCCCGCACAGCGCCGGACTCAAACGACCGCGCGATCAGCATAAACGGCACTCCGCGGGGGAATCTGCCGTAAGGCGGCTCTTGATAACCACCCCAGCCAATAGATACGTTGTAGTTGCCGTCCTTGTCGCGCTGCATCGGAGTAATGCCAAAGTGCCGCACAAGCTCCCCCGCTCTCGACTCCGGCAAAAGCTCACCTTGCAAACGCTTTTTAATCTCGTCCGCAATGATGTCCGCTCCCACATGGAGAGTGTCGTCTGCGATCTCGGGGAATTCCGCAATAGCCCGCGCAACCGGCATTGTAAAGTCGTCCGACTCAATAAATTTCGCCAGTGCCACAGTCAACACTCCAGTCTATCTGATATACGATAAGCCGCAGGTCAAAGTCGCGTCCGATGTTCGTCACGGCAAAAGATACGTCCGCATCAATCAGAGCGTCAATCATCTCGCCGACAACCTCATCATACTCCGCCGACGTGTAGTAGTAGATAATCCCTCTCGGGCGCATTATCTCCGGCTCGTCGTCGGCGTCAAGCACAGTGTCAATCGAGGTCTCGCCCCAAATAATAAATTGACTCGGCTTTTGCTCCGGCGCAACAAAATGATAAACCGGCACGCCCACAGTCAAGAGCGCGTCTCGCACATTCTTAATCGTTGCCATCCCGATAACCCATCCTCTCAAGTGATAAATCAATAACCTCACATCCCGCGTCCTCATCACGGAGGTATTGAGCCTGTACGACGCGGTATCTCTCCTTGCCAAGGACAGCCGCGTCGTCAGCTCTAACGTCAACCCCCAAGGCACGTATTCTCACAACTCGGTCAATGCGTGAGTTAGCCTGTTGAGCCGCGTAATACCTGCTCATGCCGACAGTACGCTCTCCGTACCATCCCGCATGGTATTCAACAAGATTTGCGCTCATCATGTCTCCGCTTCGCCCCGCGTCCTCCGGTGTACGGCAAAGCCTCAATATGCCTCGGTCAAGTATCATGTCTAACCTCCGAGAGCCACCGCTCCCGACGAGCTAATCTCAGCCAGTCGGGCATAGGCTCGTTTTTGTCGCGGTTGGAATATTGCCAGCATACATAGTCGGCGGCAAAGACTATATCGCGCGACGAGTTGCGGAGGTGTATCCCTGTCTCACTGAGCTCCCCGATAGCCGCCTTTATTCGCTCCGTCAGATATGCATCAAGAGCAGTGTCCGACTCAAGTATGTTAAGCCGCCCCTTGACGACCGCGAGTATAGTCTCAATCATACGCCGACCTCCTTATCTCTCGCTCTTAAGTATCATCCGATGCCGCATTAGCCGTGTCCTGGGCAAATGTTACCGCAGTTCCCGATACGGCGGTAGTGTTAAGTGAAAACGCCGCAAACGCCTCGCCCGCAATCGGTCTGCCATCGTATCTCGCAACACCGGCAAATACCGTCTGGTCGTCGAGGAATTTCACATGCTCGCTCTTACGGATTTCAACGCCGCGTCTCTCGCCGAGAAGGTACTGTCCAAAGTAACCGCCGACCACAACATTTTCCGGCATAAATGTAAGCTCAACTACGTTGCCGCCAAGTATAGGCATGGTGTTGTTTACTCCGGCAACAAGCGCACCGGCAGCGTTGGACGCGAGAGTGTCAACCTTAATCGACGCCCATGTTGCGGGATTCATAACCCAAGTCTTTTCCTCACCGCCCATGTTGTATACGTTTTTGACGGTGCCGAGTATCTTGAGCATTTCCTTGAGCAGCGCATTTTCCGTGACGGATGTCGCAGACTGCTTGCCGACGTGTGTTGTGCTGAGGTTGGTAAATGTCGGAGCAGTTGACGCCCCCCACCAAGCCGGAGATGAAGCCGCAACAAGACGAGGCACTATTCCGACAGGCATGTTTGTTCCGGTGCCGTAAAGAATTGCCTTGTCAATCGCAAGTCCTATCGCCTGTCCGAGCATGTCAACCACAAGCGCCGCAAGGTCTTCGGAGCTGTCCTGGAGGTACGGATTTGGCACAGGGATATAACCCGCAACCTTTTCACCCGCCATCTTGACCTGCGTCATTGTAAAAGCAAGCTCATTAAACTTGCCCACTGTGTCAGTCCAAACCGCCTCGGGTGCAGCACCGATAATGTTTTGCTTGCCCTCTCCCGTGATAGCCTTGACTGTTACAAGCGGCATCAGTTTAGAGTAATTCGTGATTCTCTCACGGAGTATCGGGAGCATGACGGTCGGTACAGCAAGTGAGGTGTTGGTAATGCCGCGGATAGCAAGATCGCGAGTTTCGCTAACCCAGCGTCTTACGCCCTCATCCTTCCACGCGTCCGCAATCTTAGCTCTGTATTCTGCATTGTATCTGTCCATAGTGATATCCCCTCTCATAGTAGTATTTTGTGTTTTCGGTTCCGGCGGAGTCTGTTTGCCGGAGTGAGCCGCGCGGGTCTCAATCTCACTAAGCTCGTCCTTCAGCTTTTTCTCCTCCGCGTCCATGTCGGCAGCACGAGCAGCGTTTTTCTCCTCGTCCGCACGGATGGCAGCGTCCTCCGCCTCAATCTCTTTTGTCTCACTCTCAAAGGCAGCGCGTTCTTCCGCCGGAGTGTCGTCGTTAATCTCGTCGAGTGCCGCAACAGCCGCCGCCTCTCTCGCCTGCCATTTCACACGCCTCTCGCTGACCGCCGCAATGTCCGCGTTAAGTGCAGTGCGCTCCGCCTCAATCTCCTTGAGACGACGTGTGATTAAAATCTGTCTCAGTGCCATCTCTTATACCTCTCTTTCATCTCAGTCTTCCATCGCCTGAGTAAGTCCGCGTTCTCTCGCCCTCTCGCTCCTACCTCCGTCGCCTCGTAAGCGGGGAAGGTGCAGACGGAAAACTCAAAAACGTCTATCTCACGCAAAGTGTAATGTACGGTCTTCGCTACGGTGTTGACCTCGCGCGTCTCGTCACGGATGTACCCACCAAAAGACGCCTGCGATACATCCCCTCTCTTGAGACGTGCATATACGTTCATCGCGTCCGCGTCCTCGGGATTTACGACGCATCGCACATATACACCGCGCCCGTCGGCAGTCACCGTTGCAGTCCCCGCCTTAGTGCGTCCGAGTACAAGCGTAGTGTCGTGATTCGCCAATACTCGGATGTCGTTGCCGAGATACTTATCAAAAGCACCGCGGTCAATCGACTCGGTCATAGCAAATCCGTCCCAATTCTCGCCGAGGTCGTAGTTGTCGTTAAATACCGCAAAATATCCCTCGATAACGCGCTCGTTGTTGTCCTCGGACGTCCTAAACTCACAGCCGCAAGTCCGTACGATTTTCTCATTCATTGCCGTTGTCCCCCTCTCCTTTCAGTTTTTTCTGATCCCCGAGCCGGTCAGCAGGGATGTAGTTCTCAAGCGCGAGCAGCTCCTCCATATCCTCATCGGGAGACAAACCGAGCCAGTCTCGCCACTCGTTGCGTCTCATCGCCATACGGTCGACAAGCTCCTTGCCCGCACTCACAAGCTCCGTTATCGAGTATGAGTGCAGAGAGCGCGGATTAAACGTAATGTGATAGTCGGGTGAGTATAGCAGTTTGCGCGTCAGCTCCTGCTCGATAACCTGTGCGATTGACATTACCGTCGTAGTGATAAAGTTGTCGTACTCATCACGGTTAAAATTCCCGACGCCGACCATAAACGCAGGCACTCGATAGATGCCGGCTATTCGCTTGATATCGAGTTCAAGATTTTCTTTGATCGCGAGGTCGGATACGGTCAAAGGCTTAATTTGCTGCAGCTCCATCGTCTCCGCGGGGATAATCCACGGCACCCCTCTGTCGTTAGAGTCGACAAAACGGTCTATCATTTTTTGCCGTCCATCGCGTGTGGATAAGTCCTCGGTCAGCCCGTCAACCTTCATCACGATGGATGGTGCCGGCGACTTTTGGAGCGCGGTTTTCGTCGCGTTAGCCTGGTTAATGCAGTCCACGATTGAGGACAGAGACACCGAGCGACCGCGCCCAATCCAAGGACGTTCGGGGTCTGGATTTATCGCAAAATGCAAAATCTCATCCGGCGAGTAGACGGTCTGCCCCACACGTATCTTGTATCCTCCGTCCGTCAAGTCGTCAAACATCACCGAGGATGGACGCGCCGGCATAAGCGACAGCAGATTTCCGTCCGCGTCAAATCTCGGGACAACAACGCAGTTGCCGTTTCCCACGGTGAGCAGCGTCGACACGATATTGTACACAAACGCCTTTCGGTTTTGATAAGCGTTAGGCATGATGTCAATCGCCCTGCTTAGTCCGTTCACCACTCTAACGTCCCCCGTGTCGGTGTTGCGCATAAGCCGCAGCGTCATGTTTGATACCAAGTCGGCAATCGCGTCAACGCACATAGCTACCTCGGGACAGGAGTATAACGGTACATATCCACCCGCAAACAGCAAATCCCAGTCCGTTTGAGTAACAATCCCAACCGCGCGGGGAGCGTCCCTCTGCCGGATAAACAGTTTCTTTATCTTGTCCGTTAGTTTCATAATACCTCCGTTTTCGTTTAGTCCCACTCGACAGCGTTTCGACCGAGGTTTTCAAGCATTCTTATGCACGCAAAAACACTCGCGTCAAAAATGTCTATTCGCGTGTTCTCGTCAACTTTGTCGTACATAACCATGTCGTCGGTCTTCTCGATGGCGTGTACGTTCTCCACACAATACTCATACGCGTCCGAGTGGAGATAGTACAGCACTCCGTTTTTAGCCGCGTTTTCGATGTAACGGAATCCCTCGGATTTTTTGTAAAAGTACTGCGGTTGGTCGATAATTTTAAATCCCGCCTTTTTCATCGCTACAAAGTATTCGCGGCAGAATTTGCGGTCATGCCCAACCTCGGCAATTTTAAATCCGCGCCGTTTCATCTCGATAAACCACTCCACAACCTCCGCATGGTTGACGGTCTTGCCGTTTGACATCGTGAGCCATCCCTCGTCCTGCCATCCAAAGAGCGGTATGTTGTCCTCGTCCGCTTTTTTCTCCGCGGCAGTCACGGGAAACCAACAGTGCGGGATTATGATATTCACTCCGTCGTACACCCCGTAAAGCACCGCCGCCGTCAAGTCGTATAGCTTCGACAAGTCCGCACCACCGTACCACTTGACAGGCAGTTTCGCCAGCTCGTCAAGCGTCCAATTGTATTTTCGGTCAGACGTTTGGAATTCAAAAAGATTAAAGTACGCCCTCGCCGAAGACACAAATACGTTCAGCGATTTCTGTATAAAGTCTTTTCTCTGTTGCGGGTCGTTCTGTGCCTCAAGCGCCGCCGCCGCCATTTCCTCCGGTCTGATAGTCACACCGTAGTTAGGATTAGCCGCCTCGTGCTCCGCAGGATTCAGATAGTCAACATCTCCATCTTCGTTTTCCCCCGCCTTGCAGATAAAAATAAACAGTCGGTCGGAGTAAACGTCTTCCGCGTCCGAGTTCAAAATCCTCTGACACAGCGCGAGACGTTGAGCGCAAAAGGTGTGCCGTCCTCCGTCTCCCGCGGTCGATATGCCTATCATCAGCTTGTTTGAGTAAGCCTTCATCGCCTCGCGGATTATGTTGTATTGCTTCGCCGATTTAAAAGCGTGTATCTCGTCCGCAATAGCAATGTTGCAGTTGAGCGAGTCCTGTCTGTCGGGATTCGCCGCGAGAGCCTCGATGTAAACGGACCCGCCGCCGATATGCTCGTTGGAGATAGCGTGTACGTTGTTGTTGTCGAGTATTCGCCACCCCTCCGACTCCGCCTCGTCCTTTGACTCATATATGTGGTTAGTCAGATTATTCTCGATGTTGCGGTATGATTCCATAGCCTGACGGAGAGCCGCCGCCACGATGTAAATAGTCGCACCCGACTTGACGGAGAGAAGCGCAAGCGCCCAGGCAAGAGCGGCAACAAACAGCGTCTTCCCGTTTTTTCGCGGAATGAAGATAAATGCCTCCTGCACCCTCCGCAGTCCCGTCTTTGGATCGTAAAACACGAGCATGCCGTATATGCAAAACTTTTCCCATGGCTCGAGGATAAGCGGCTTTCCTTTGAGCGGCACACCTCCAAAGTCCTCGCCTTTTCGATGCACAAATTGAATCTCGATTTTCTCAATCACATAGTCCGCCTCGGTGCAGTTGACAACATACTTTCCCGATAAAACGTCGCGCCGAAATCTCTCACAAGCCTGTCTGGTCTCCACACAAGCAATCTTCCGCCCGGAGATAACATCATCAACATACGCCTCCACAACAGCGGCATACTTGCCCGTCATATCAACCCGTCAACCTTCGGTTTTTTTGCTTTTTCAAACGCCTTTTCGTTGAGTTTTAAAAGCCCTCTCGGAGTAAGTCCCAGCGCGTCCTCAAGATTCAAAATATCCCGCCGAAGCGATTCAAGAGCGGAGACAGTCGGCGATTTTTTAACTCCCGAAGGCGTCGACACCTCGCAATCATAACCCCCGTCACGATGTGAGGTATATAATTTTTTGTACTCTTTTTGTAGTGCAACGTATCTGTCAATCGTCGGCTCAAACTCCTGCTTGTAAGTCCCAAGCGCCTGCATTCTCGCAATCACGCTCGGCTTGTTAATCGCGTTTCCCATCTCGCACCTCCTTTCATAATCCCAACTCTCGCGCGCGCCCGCGCGTGGAGGGGGAAGAAGTCCCCGTAGCCATTAGAGAAGCGGTATCAAATTTTCTCGTCGACCGGGCGGGGTCCTCGTGCTTTCTCCGGATGCCGTTTGTTGTGGCAAGCCTCGCACAGCGACTCAAGATTGCTGTCGACAAGAGATAAGCTCGGGTCATCGTCTCGATGCACAATATGATGCACCACCGTAGCCCGCACCGGATTACCGCTTTTGTCAGTCCTGTGATATCTTTTGCATTCAACGCACAAATATCCGTCCCGCCGAAGGATTCTCGCCCGCTTCTTTTTCCATGCGGCTGAATCGTAAAACTTATCTCGCACGTGCGTGTATTCCTCCCATCTATCTCGGCTGTTAATATTTTACAAAACAAAAGCGGACGCGAACGGACAGATTATCAGTCCGCACTCGTCCGAGCTTTTGTCAGCGTAGATTCCGCCCCGCCCATCGTTGCCATATCTTGCGCACGCCGTCCGATGTGTTGCCGCCTCTGAGCTTGCGTGCGACTCCCTCCCATGAGCGGCTCTCGATGTATCGCGCAACCACAATACGTCTCACGAGAGAATCGTCAATCGACCCGATGAATCTCTCGACATCTGCTTGCTGTCGCTCAAGTCTCACGAGCTTGCGGTCTATCTCGCGTGCAATCGCTTTTGACTTGCCGCCGCGGATTTCAGCGACCCGCGCCTTTTCCTCCGCAATCTCTCGCCTGACCGAGCGATACTCATCAAGTTGCTTCCGTGTCAATGCGCACCCGCCTTTCCGCCTCCGCCACTCTCGCACAGGCTATGTCATAGTATTTATCATCTCTCTCAATCCCGATGTACCGTCTGCCCTCGATAGCCGCCGCAACACATGTCGACCCGCTGCCCATCGTGTTGTCGAGCACCATGTCTCCCGCGTCTGTGTATGTGCGTACCAGATACCGCAGCAGTGCCACCGGCTTTTCGTTTGGATGATATCGCGCCGACGGGCTTTTGCTTTTAAACTCAAGCACGTTTGTAGGATAGTTTGTTAGTGTTTGTATCGTTGCATTCATTTCGCTGTGATATGCTCCCGCCCGTTTTGGCTGCTTAATAATTGGCTCGTCCAGATTTTTTGTGTTTTGCGGATTATACTTGCCCGCGCATTTGCCAAACACGGCAATCTCCTCATATCGCCGCAGCGGTTGCTTATGCGCGCTGCCAAAGTTTGTCTTGTTGTTTTTGAGCCACACCCACATATAGCGATAGTGCAGCTCGCCCTTTAATCCATTTGTGACGAGCAGCGAGGTGAAAGGCTGCACGCAAAATAGCGCGACCGTCCCGCGAGGTTTTAAAATCCGCGTATACTCCGCCCATAGCTTGTCTATCGGAATTATCCTGTCCCATGTCGACGCGGTCATCCCATATGGCAGATCGCACAGCACAAGGTCTACACTCTCCCTCGGTATGCGCGGCATTATCTCAAGGCAGTCTCCGTGGTATAACTCTTCTCCGAGCACGGCGCACCTCCTCTCAAATAGTCCTCAATCACCCGCCGCGCCTCGTCCGATCCATGACAGACTACGCACTTGTAGCCTTGACCGCTCAGCGCCTTTATCATCTCAAGCTGCGCCTTGCTCGGTCTGCCGTCAAGTGCTTTCATCTCGACGTATAAGCCGTGATATCCCTCTCGAGCGCACGGCAAAAAGAGATCCGGCACACCCGCCTTGACCCCCATCGCCTTAAATATCGCCGCCTCGCGTTTCCCTCTCTTGCCGCCGTTGGGTATGTGATGCAGCAGTCTAAGCTCAGGATACCGTCCCTCCATCAGCGCCGCCCAGCTCATCACCGCGATCTGCTCCTCATCCTCAGTCGGTACAGTACGGATTCCGTTAACTCGCGTTTTCACTCTTTCCTCCTTCGTTTTTGGCGGACAATGCCGTTTTTATCGCGGTAAAACATGCCGTTGTCCGTCTTGTATATCATATAGCTCACAAATAACCCGCCGACCGCCGACTCATCCTGCACATGGATTGACCCCGGACAAACGGAATATCCGTCGTGCAGTTGCGACACAAACCACTCGTCCTGCGGATTCTCACGGATATAGCGCACGTCTTTTTTGCGGATCTTGTAGTCGTTTTCTCTCACCGCCGGCTTTTGCAGATTTTTTGAAGCCTGCCACCTGCGATAGCTCGTCCGCGATTTTGTGATGTACGTCGCCAGCCCGACAAGTCCTGTCTCATCAAACTCAAGCGTCCTCGTCGAGGTGTGACCCAGACCCCACTTGTCCGACAGCTCCTCCATCGTCAGCCCCCCTGAGATTATCGCGTGATGATGTATCCGCCCCGTCGAGGACTGCTCTGTGACGACGATCCATTTAAACGCTGACTTGTCCGCACCCGTCTTTTTGGACCATAAGCGCCCAAGCCGCCGCATGTAGTTGTAAGCCTGTCTTTGCGCGTCTTTGACCATCTCCGGCTTGTGCTCGTCCGAATAGGTCAAGTGCAGCGCGATATCGTCCGGTGTAAAATTGACGTGGATTAAATCGCTCAGCCTGTGTGCGGAATTTTGCGCGTTAAGTCTCTCCTGCACCTCGGACGTCGGCAGTCTCTTAGCGCCGCGCTTACGGGAGACGGGTCTGACAGGATAGAGGTTGACTCTCGCATAGTCACCGCAGTCCGTGATGTGCTGCCTTACATACTCTCTCATATCCGTCTCCTTCCGACGCGCTTTGACAATGGTTGATTACTTAATACTCCATACAAGCCCGCATTCGGGACGCGACTCCCGATATTTTTTGCGGACTATATATAATGTTGAAAAGTTACGACAAAACGGGATTAAATTGACTCGCTGTACTTTGAGCTTGCTTTGCGCTCAACCTTGCCGCCCGTGATTTTGAGCGACGTACCATCGGCAAGCACCAACGACGCGGAGTGCAGCAGCTCTTTTGCAACCATAGCCGCAATCTCGACAACTGCGGTCAATTGGTCCTCTTTGAGTGGCTTGTGGAGAGGATAGAGTTTTTCGCACCCCTCTCCGCACGACGTCTCGATTGCAGTCTTGAGCTTTTCAAAACGCATCACCGACTCTCTTTTGTGCTGTGCTTCCGGGCAGTCGCAAACATCTTCCGGCGGCTCGTCCGGTGAGCACATTACATATTTGCCGCAAAACGGACAGGTTTTTATCTCAATGTCTTCCATGATTTAAATTTCTCCTCAAATTCGATTTCTAAGGCTCTTTTTTTAACCCATGTGTATATCTGCACATCATCGTCTCAAGCCTCGGCATACGAGATAGTTCCTACTCTCGTTTTTCCGCCGAGCGCCTTGGAGGTTTTATTACTCTCCTCCAACTGCCTTTTTGTGTAGACAACATTCGCGGCTCTCTCGCGCGTCTCGTTACGGCTGAGCTCGAGTTTGCCCATCAGCAGTTTGATATATTTTTTTTGCGTGTCATATATCATGTTGCTCCTTCTCTATGCATTTCTTCGCTTTTTTCAGTTCACATTTCATCCTCGTCCTCCTTGTCACCGGGTACATACGCCCATCTCGGTACGCTCTCAAGGCAGTGCGGCACCTCAAGCTTATCTATAAGCGCGTTGCAGTAATCAAATGTATCCTCGCCGAGGCGTATGTGCCAGATTTTTTGCGCCGCACTATAACGAGCGGGACAAACTCGCTTGTACTCCTTGTAACCGTCCCCCGCCCAGTCCGGTACGTAAACATGCCGCTCCACTAAGTAGATTTCGCCACCAAAAAGCGTCGTGCCTTTTTTCGGGAGCTTTTCACGCGCATCAATCCACCGGATTTTTGATTTATCAATCTCCTCGCAAACACGATTAATGTCAATCTCGCCTATGCCTTGACTGCCGACGTCAACACTGCACAATGTGTTGTCAAAGCCATAGTTCACATCATTATTTTCGTTCATCCTCGTCCTCCTTTTCCATTTTCCATCCGACAACCGCCGCGTCGGGTCTGCCCAACCGTGTAAACTCCGGCACTGTCTCTCGCTTGCCAAATCCCCACGAGATGTGCCAGACAGCGCCGCCCCACGTCCCGCGGCATATCCTGTGTACACGGATTTTCTCATCGCGGTTATATCCGCCCGTCTCCGCAACCTTGACAAGCAGGATCAGCGGAATGTCTTTCGGCGGCATCATCTCCTGTGGTCTAATCCAGTTTCCGGCGTCAATCAAGTCCGCACTTTTCAAAATGGCAGCTCCTCCTCGTCGGCAAGTTCCGACATTTCCGTCGGCGGCGGATATTCTGCGGGCGCTGTCTGCTCAATCGGCATCTCGGCTTTTTTGTCGACAAAATGCACCTCTCTCGCGTTAACCTGCACTCCGTATCGCTTGACTCCTTGCTGGTCTGTCCATTGAGTGTTGACAAGCTCACCGACGACGTATATTGACGAGCCTTTGTCAAAATATTTTGTCACAAACTCCGCACGAGACTCCCAAACCTGCACCGTAAAAAAGTCCGCTCTCTCTTTGCCGTTATTCTTTTTGTTGACGCAAATTGTGAATCGACACACTGCCTTGCCCGTTGCCGTTGTTTGGAGCTGCGGTCTCTCGGTCAGCCGTCCCCCGAGGTGAATCTCGTTGTAATTAAAATTTGCCATCTCTCACCCCCGACCGCACTTGTGTCCGCGCCCTTTGACAATCAGCTTGCCGCACATCGGACAAGTAGTTACTTTGAGCGGTTTATCAAGCGCATCAAGTTCCGCTTTTGCAGACAGGTAAATTTTCTGAAAATCCGCCCATCTCACAATCGGCATGTCTTTATGTAACGCTTCTTCTATTTCGATCCGCGCCCCATTTGACTCCGCCCAATCGTTAAACACGCATACACCGTCAGCCTCATTAAGCATGGCGAGCGTGATACGGAGATACTCGTCGTAGTCAAGTCCGTCGGGCAAAACCGCGGGATTAAGCACGATATACCCCATCTTGCCCAGCACCTGCTCGGCGAGTCCGAATTTCTCGCGGTAGTTTTTGTCGTGAGTGACTGCGCCGCTCAAAAAAACCACACGCATTTCCTCCGCCGCCTGTCTCACTTTTTCGCTGACCTCAAGCATTTTTGTCTCTTTCAAAATGTTTATCATTTTATTTTTCCTCCCCGATGAGTTTTGATTTGATTTCTTCGTACGATGTCGCGGTTATAACCAGCAGCTCACGCCTGAGCCGCTTTATGTCGGACTGTACCTGAGTATATCCGCACATGCCGCTACTTCCTATGGCTGTTTATGCGCTGAGGTATATAGTCCTGTTGAGCTTCTGTGTGAGCTGTTCTATAAACTCCATCTGCTTCATTATCTCGCTTGCGCGGTCTGTCTTGCCGTTCATTCTTCATCCTCGCTTTCGTCCATTTTTGCGCCACAGTTCGGGCAGTATTTATGTCTATCCTCAATCGGATGTCCGTCAATCCATCTGCAGTTACTACAGAAATACGCATGAGCGTACCCGCCGCGTCCGTTATCAATCCACCGTGCGTGTATTACAGGGGCAACGTCAGCGGAAGGAAGCAATCCTATCATTTTTGCCGCCGCCATAAAATACGGCTGTGCGTCGGCGCAAACCGCCACATCCGACTTTGCTTCAAGGATTCTTACTGTGGCGGCTTTGTCTATGTATTCAGTCATGTTTAATTCCTCTCGCTAAAATTTCTTCGATACAAGAGTTATATCCTCTCTTGCAATCCTCGTTAAAATCTAAGATATAAGGTCTTTCAGTATCATATTTTTCGGGTATTTCTCTTAGCGAATACCAATCAGGCTTATCTTTCGCTTCGACATATCCCTTGTATTTCAGGCAGCATTCGTGTACTAAATCGTACTCATCTCCAACACACAAGGGACAATCGCCGCAAGTTTCGGGCATATCTATTACTAAGATTGCTTTGTTAGTCATGCTCATTGTCTTTTACCTCGATTATGTATACGTTTCCTTTTTGCTCAACTATGGTGTAGTTGTCAGCAAATTCGTTCATACTGACTTCATCTGATATGTTCACAGCGTATTGCTCGGGGTTTAGTTCGTTGGCATTGTGGCTTTTTATAGCGAAGAAGGATAACAATGTAACTATTGCCGCTAACAGTAATGCCGCGACCACATCCTCAAACCAGTCAATGTCCAAATAAGTGAGAAACATGCCACCGCCGCAGCAGCGCACCTCATATCTTACCTCCGTAAGCCCTCTCAAGCGCCGCGTCGAAAAAGTCGTCCGTTGAAAAGCTCGTGTTTTCCTCCGCCTTTTTGTCGACCGCCGCCGAGTTGAGATATCCCGCGAATTTGTTGCCGAAAAGCGTCTCGGGACGAAGATACTGGTGCATCTTAGCCTCGGGCAGCCACTTGTCACACATGATGTCGATTACCTTTATCATGTCGTCTACAGTGTAGCCCTCGTTAATCGGGTGATTCATCCAACGTCGATTCTCCGCGGTTGTCGAGCGGAAGCGTTTGTTTGCCCTCTCATTGAGGTGGTTTATCACGCGCTCATACTCCTCATCGGTGAGCTTCGGCTTGTCGGCGAGGACAGTATTTGCCCGTGCAATCGCGTCCTCGTATTTTTGATATCGCGCGTCCGTCTCGGCAAGGTCAAGCGCGTATTTGAGTATGTGCCAGAGTATCTCGTTTTTTTCATCATTGCCCGTGAGCATGATCTCACCGAGCAGCTTTCGCGGCACTATAACCGCGTCTTTCATTTTCTGCATTTTTTTCTTTTCCATTTTTTGCTCCTTGCAAACGTGATGTTAATATGATATAATAGAGCAGTAAGTGTTTCGTGCGCACTTACTCTCGCGGCAGGTTGGTCTCGTCCTCATCTGCCGCTTTTTTCTTTTCTCCCAGCTCATGCCGCAGATTTTCGTCTGCTAAAAACACCTTTGCTGGGTCTGCCTCGGTAAAGCTGTGTCCGCATTTGTCCGCCAGCGTAACTACGTAATACGTCTTAGGATAACCGCGTATAAGCAGCTCGTCCGAGGTAAACACTCGCGTGATTCTCACAATCCTTGTATAGACTATGCCGTCGTGTATAACGGGGAATCTGCGATACGCCGCGCTGTTGCACTCCTCAATCGTCACGACGGAACACCCCGAGCGGATACGCCAAAACCACAAGTACGCCATGCACCGCCGCCATGATTGCCGCTGCCTTCGGCGCTTCCTCGACAAACGCGACCACCGCCAACGCGCACAGCAACAGCAGCACACAATACAAATCTTTTGCCAGCCCTCTCATCAGATTAACCCCCTTTCCCGTGCGATTACCGTATAGGCGTCAAGCATCAGCTTCACCTCGCGGAGATACTCCTTGCCGGCATACGCAAAATGCTCGTTGCCTTTGTACCATCTGTAGCGGTAATTGTTAATCCGGCTCATTATCGCGTCGTCACTAAACTTAGCCGCACGGAGAGAGCTTGCCCTCTCACGCACCGCCTCGTCGTGGTACTGCTCCGAAAATCGCGCGACCTCGTTTTCTGTCTCCGTGATTTTGATTGCAACTTTCTTAGCCATTTTCTGCGTCCTCCAAAATCTCCGCCACCTTTCCGCGCTCTCTCACAAGGTCGTCAAAAAGCGCGGTGAGCTGATCCCATGTCAGTCCGTCGAAGTCGTCCTCCGTCGGTTCGGCGCATCGGAAGAGCGGAATTGACCCGTTGAAAGTCCCGTCCGGATTCCTTCCCGCCGCAAATCCGACGCAAACGAGGTCTCCCACGGTCACTGTCGGTTTGTCAGTCATTCTTCGTCTCCTTTTGCGCTTTGTTTTCGTTGCCGCCTATAAAATCGCACACTTTGTATTTTGCAACATCTACATACTGCCACTCCAGCATTAACGCCAATGTTTGCGCTGTCATTGTGTCCATGCCGCCGAGGTTGTGATATTCGGCGTTGAGCAAGCAGGCGTTTGCATCTGCGTCATTTATAAGTTCCAATTCTTTAAGGTCTTCAGTGCAAAAACTAATTCCGTCGTTTTGGGGACTATAGTCAGGGAAAAAGGTCTTGCTAAACCAAGAGCGTCCTTTTTTCCAAATTGCAATCCATGCTATTCCGTCTTTGACAGCGTCTAAGTTTTCGCTTGCAATTTTACGTAAGCTTGCCATCAGACTTTCTCCCTCCTCTCCTCCTCCGCGTCCTCGGTCTTCTCGTCGGTCGGCTTGAGCTTTTCTATGCTTTCTCGCGCGATAACCATACCCTCGGCAATTCCCGTTATTCTGATTCTGTCGTCGCTCGTCAGCTTTCCGAAACTCTCGCAAAGTCCGTCAAGTATTTTCTTGTCTTTTTCACTCATGTTAATATCTCCTTTCGTAAAATCACTCTTGTTGATTTGCTTGACTTAATTATATCACTCCTGTTGATTTATGTCAATAGTTTTTTGAAAAATTTCTTGACAAAACTTAACAATAGTGATATAATATAGTCGTAAGGAGGTGGTTGACTTTGGGGTCAATCGGAGAGCGCATAAAGCAATTGCGAAAAGCTCTAAATCTTACTCAGGCTGAGTTTGGTCAACGACTCGGCACTGTCGCTAACATGGTGTCGATGTGGGAAAAAGGAATGCGAATACCGAATGAGCGTCAAATGATTTTGATATCAAGCGTGTACAACATCCGGCGAGAATGGCTTGAGGACGGAACCGGTGAAATGCAGGAGCAGCCTGCTGAAAACGACGAGCTTGCGCAGTACCTCGCAGGCATGATGTACGACGAGGCGCCGTCGGTTTTAAAATCGTTTTTGACAATCCTCGCACGGACAACGCCCGAAGAGCGCGAAGTCCTCGCAAAAATCATGTCGGAAACGATATCCCACTACACGTAAAGCGAAAAAAATGAAAAAGGTGAGAGTTAATCTCATCTTTTTTATTGCAATTTGCGTTTTTTGTGCTATAATGAGGACAGACGGAATTTTTTACTATTTTATTTTTTTGAGGTATGTTATGAAAACGAAAATCAAAATTATTATCGGTGCAATTATAGCGGCGGTCGGGTTTTACGGACTCTGCATGGCAGTCCCTCTCCTTAATGAGCGCAACTGGCTTGTCCCGTCATCGATAGTAGTAATGTTGTTTGGTGCAATTATGATAATCGCGGGAATCAAGGATTTGTCGGAGACTCCCGACTGCGAAGACGGCGAACATCACTGCCATCTCCACCGGCACAACGTCGCGACGGAGAGATGCAGCATGTGCCAACAGTGGACTTGCGACGTCGGAGCACATCGAGACAGCTACGGTCGGTTGATATGCCCACTCTGCTATGATAAGATTTCAAAACGCGCCTTCGCCGAGCAAAATCATATCCCGTACAAGAGTAAAACAACCGCCGTGCTCCTCGCGTTATTCCTCGGCTGTCTCGGCATACACCGCATTTATCTCGGTCGCAAAAACGGGTTTGTATACCTCGCGCTTATGATTTTATTTTGCTGGACCATCGTAGTCCCATTTGTGATTGCAATTTGCGCGATAATCGACCTCGTCATGATAGCAACCAACCAATGGCAGGATCAGTATTACCGCGATCTCATATAACGCAAAAGAGAGGATTTGACTCCCCTCTTTTTATTTTCGTTTTTGCAAAATTCCGATTATCAGCTGCTTCACAAGCTTAAGCCCCCTCTCATCGCACAGCTCAAGCAGCGCGCGGATCTCTTTCAAAAGTTTTTCTTTTTGCATTTTTTACACCCTCCTGTATTGATTTTTGACCCCCTTAATGATACAATGGTTTCGTACTATTTTTATTTGATTATATTATGCCAATTTTTGGTAACGCTGTCAACCCATTCGACAAACGTTGTCAAAACAGGTGTTCTTCCGAGGTTTTTCACATGGCTTTTCAAAAAACAAAATCAGTCCCGCCGGAAAATGCGCTCAACGCAGTCATATACGCACGATACTCCTCCACCCAGCAGACAGAGAACTCGATAGATGGTCAGCTCCGCGAGTGCAGCCGTTTTGCGGATCTCCACGGATACCGAATAATCGGCACATACATAGATCGCGCAAAGTCCGGCACGTCGGTCGAGGAACGTACCGATTTTCTCCGCATGATAGAGGACGCAAAGAAACAGCAGTTTGCTTATATCATAGTCTATCGCTTCGACAGATTCGCCCGCAACCGCTACGACTCCGTGATTTACAAAAAACAGCTGTCGGCGGTCGGCGTCCGTGTTATCTCAACTGCCGAGACTGTCGGAGACGGTGACGAGGCTATAATTTTGGAGTCGATATATGAAGCGATGGATGAAGCTTACTCGCGCAGGCTCTCAACCATCACAAAAAGAGGACTCAAAGAGACGGCGCGAAAAAATCTTTGGACGAGCATACCGCCGTTTGGTTATCAGCTAATCGACCGCCGCCCGGAGATTTTGCCCGCCGAGGCTGACGGAGTGAAAATGATTTTTGAAAAATATCTCGAAGGCGCAACAAAAAAAGAGATCGCGGACGAGCTTAACCTACGCGGACTCAAAACCAAAAACGGGAATGAGTTTGACTATAAAAAACTCGACTCCATCATGCACAACAAACTCTACACCGGAGTGAGCGAGTACATGGAAGTTGAGCGCACTTGTCCCGCCATTATCTCGACGGAGCTTTTTGACGCGGTGCAAGAAAAGTTAAAGGCGAGCGCAAAATACTATGGCAGAAAATCCGAAAACACACACTATGCGCTGTGCGGCAAGCTCTACTGCGGATACTGCGGTAAAGCGATGGTCGGAGACGCGGGAACAAGCAGGACCGGCACGAGATACAATTACTACTCCTGCCCCGGACGCAAGAAGAAAAAAGCCTGCCGAAAAAAAGCCGAACGGCAGGACTTTATCGAGTGGTACATCTGCGAGCAGACTCTAAAATACGTGCTGACGGACAAACGCATAAAAGAGATCGCCGCAAAAGTAGAAGAGCTTGCAAAATCTGAAACAGACACGAGCGAATTGAAAGAGGCGGAGCGCCGGCAAAACGAGCTGAACAAACAGCTTGACGAGCTGACGGCAAAATTTATACAGGCGAAAAGTCAGCGAGTGATTGACAAACTCAACGAGCAGGCGGACGAGCTGGACAAACAGCTGACGGCGGTTGAGTCGGATATAGCGCGGCTGAGATTGAGAGTGCAGCACACAGTCAGCGCGGAGCAGGTCGAGAGATATCTACGATCCTTTAAAACGGGTGATCTCCTGAGCGAGGATTTCCGCGGGCGCGTGATTAAAACTCTGATACAATGCGTGTATCTCTATGACGATAAGATTATAGTCTATTTTAACATCAAGGGCGCAAAGTCCATAACTCATATCGACGCAATCCGCGACGCCGAATCCCTCATTGGTTCGGATAGCTCCCGCTGTGGGGAGCTTGATTCGAATCTATCCGAACACGCATACATGATATATGCGCAA